CAATAAAAGGTAGCAGTCGTTCCGAAACTCATCGTGTATTAAATGAAGTAATTGATGAAAAGTATACTGGTAAAACCTCACTCACAGAAAAGCAACAACTCAATTTAACCGAAGTTTGCGATACTCTTGGAATAGAAAAGAATGTTCAGCCGATGACATTTTTTGAAGCGGATGGAGGTAAATCAAATGTTTTCGCATCTAAATTTGAAAATAATTGTGTTTCATGTGTGTTTACAAATGAGTTACGACGCAGAGGTGTTAATGTGACGGCCATTTCAACACCTGATAACCTCGCAAACGATTTTCTTCAATGTTGGCGAACGGAAAAAGGAGATAGACCAATTCTTGTCTGCGAACCTCATAAACTTGTTGGTAAGAATGCCCAAGAAACACTTGCAAAAATAGAAAAAAATATGACCGCAAAAAACGGTCGTTATATTCTTGGATGGGATGGAAAAGATTTACAGCTCGGACATGCATTATGTGTGGAGCGAATAAATGGGAACATTATATTCTATGACCCGCAACTCGGAAAGAATGATTGTTTTTGGACGATTGGAGAAATTTTTAAAACAGCGAGATTAGAAAATGGACTTGAATTATTCCGTGTTGATAAATTGTTATTTAATACTTCTATAATCAAGAATGTTTGCACCTCAATATAAATAATATCATTTAATACGGTCGTTCAATTCTATTACTTGATGACGGTTTAAACGGTAAGGTTTTTTTGTTTCCGCATTCATCGCAATTATTACGGGGGTGCCATATTTCCCATTTGGGTGCTGCATCATTCCTTCCGTTTTGCATATGTAGTAGCCTTCCAACCCTGGAGTTTGAAAAGCAACAACGTATTTGTATCCTAATTTATTGGCAAATGCCAATAGTGTTTTATAATCATTTTCTTTCCCCATATTGAATATTTGTTTCGTTATACCAAGCCGCAAAGTTACGTTATTTCATCGAAAAAATCGCCCCTGCCGCGATATTTTTCTTTCCGTGGGCACTTATTATCCCAAGAAAAAAACACGGCAGAGGCGAAAATAATTACTAATCTTTGGCTACAAAGGCTTTATTAAACATACTATAATACATTCTCGTTTAAAAACTCCACCATCGCGAGGTTCGCAGGAATAATGTTCGGCACTTCCGTATGGCCTGCCTTGTAAAGGTTCGTGGCGCTGTTATACAAGTCCCACGCCGTTACCCGATGCCGTTCTTTATAAGCCACCATCATATCTTCCGTAACGCGCGTGATTTGCGCTTGATTAAGCGGAATATCCTTCGGTGAACGTATTGCCTTTATGGTTGTATCGTGGGCAACACGCATCGTCGTAAGCAGACCAATCAGCATATACATCTGTTGTGCCTCAATCTCGCAACGTTTCATCTTCGCAATCATTTCGTCGCTCTCAACCGTGATACGGCGCGCATCAACGAGCCACGACCTTACAACGTCGAGTATCTGCGGAATATCAAACGCCTGTGGGTTATTCGTGCCATCCTTATACGTAGCGGCGTAATGTTCGGGGGATAGCATACACTGGTTGTGGCAGATGATAACGTTTCGTCCGAACCCGACTTGAATGCCGCGCTGGTGGAACGAGACCGCAAGGTTTGTTGTTACCTCGTCGGTGTCGAAATCGCGCAGACGGATATTCGCGTAAACGCGGCGCAATACATGAGCTTCGACGGCGCGTACTCCTTTCTGCGCTTCAATCTGCTGCACGATGCTCACACCAGGCACCTGCTTATCGCGGTTCTGTGCGGCAAACAAATCATAAATCTCACAGTCATAATTCTGCTCCTTGCAAAGGTCGATAACCTTGTGAAGCAAATCGAAGTGATAGATGCCCATTAAGGGCTCGTCGCAATACGACTTCTTTTCTTTTACGGTGCGCTCTAATTGTTGGAGCGTAATTGGTTGCACCTTCACTTGGTTGAAATCAAACATTTGATTTTCATTTGGCAGCGTTGCTGCACTTTCATTTCTCTGTGTCATAACTTTTGAATTTTGATTTGGCTAATTATTTATATTCGAACTCTATTGCCTGTGCTGCATTCTGCACGTAAATCATTTGCCACCTCGAAAGGTTCTTCTCGTTGGCTGCAAACCATTCATCGAAGTGCCATTGCTTCTTAAATACTTTCCTTGTCATACGGCATCTGCTATTGCTATGCGCTTACCTGCACGTATAAGTTTCGGTAACCGCCAATCCAACTCTGAATGAATAAACCGCGACCAAACGTGCGTCGCTTCAACATTGAGACCGCACTTGGTTATACGGTCAAGTTCGAGTGCATCTTCATTGTATGACTCGTAGTAATCTCCACGCCGAAACAATATAATTGCATCGGGGTGCTTTGCTTTTAGCTTCTTGAAATACTGAAGTGGTGCCATAATGATGCTCCTTTCTATTTTGCATACAATGTTACTACAAGGCCGCGACGCAGCTTGCATACCTGTTTATCCATCCCATCGCGCAGCGCACGCTCAATGAACTTATTGAACAGCGCTGCATCAATGAGACGAAGCAGTCCCGAAACACCCATTAAGGAGTTGATTTTGTGGCCTTCGTTGGTGTGGCCGTACACCTTCAAGCGGAAATTCGCGTTAATAAACCGCTTTGAATAATCTAAAGTTGCATTCATGTTACTGTATTATTAATATTAGCATTAAAAATATTTTCGATGCAAATTTACAAACTACTTTTGAAACGTACAAATAAAATCGAGGATAAAACGTAATTTTTAGTATTTTTTAATCGTTATAATTATTATCGTATATCGTTTTTATTGTTTATATTTGCAATCAGCAAATAAGTTTATTCCGCTAATTTAAACGAAAAAGACAGTGAAAAAACAGATTTTGGATGCCTTGACAACCAAGTTTCCGGGGGTCAGCGATAACATCTTAGGCAGGGTTGCGGAAAACCTCGCAAAGACTGTAAAAACAGAGGATGACGTTACAACCGCCGTTGAGGGGGTAACGTTCCAACAGGTATTGGATAGCTACGGCGATGCACGTGCCACGCAAGCGGCCGAGACATCTATCCGTCGCTATGAACAGAAGCACGGCTTAAAGGACGGCCAACCGACGAAAAAAGCCGAAGAACAACCCAAATTATTGGGGGGTGAAGGTAATGGAGACGGAACGGCCGATGGTGGTGCAGGTGAACCGAAACCGACAGAAGCAAGCAATGACGTGAAGGCTCTCACGGAGCAGGTGAAAGCGTTATTGCAAGCACAGCAATCTCTCACCGATGAAATCAAGATGATGAAGGGTGAAAAGGCCAGTGCTTCGCGTCGGGAGCGCTTCATGGAGGCCGTGAAAGATGCACCCGAGAAGCTCCGTGCGCGTTATGAGAAGGATTTCGAGCGTCTGAATAAGACGTTTGAAACGGACGAAGATTTCAGCGGCTGGCTCGAAGAAACCACTTCGGATATCAACGAGCTTTCGGCTGACTTTAAATCACGCAGCGCCATTATTAACGCCCCGAAAGCAGGTGGCGGTGGTGACGGCGGAAAGAAGGCCGTTAATCCTATGGTTCAGGCGCGCATTAACGAGCAGAAAGCGGCAGTCGTAGCCCCTGCCATCCAAGGGCTGCAAACAAAAGTTTAACGTAGAATATTATGGCAAAAGAAGTGAATTTCGTTTACAACGAAGCTACCACGCCCGAGCCTATTCGTATTGAGCAGGTTTTCGCTGAGAAACCAGGCGGTGGTATGGTAGCGAACCCCTCTTTTGATGCCCCTGCAACAACCGCCGTAGCATTGAATGATAACGGCCAGTATGACCTTATTAAATGCTACCGTCTGTATGCAGCCGCAGAGGAGGCAGATACCACAATTAAAGTATACAAGAATAGTGGTGTGGCCGTTGGTGATGTTATCGCCACTGGCAAAAAGGGTGTAGCCTGCACCGCCGTCGATACCTCAAACGAGGATTACGACCTTGTAACCGTATCGCTGGGCACGGCACTCGATGCCGGCACGGCTCTCTATCAAGCAAAGGAGGCAAGCGACAGCGCAGCAGTGCCTGCCGCCACT